TTACTGACCAGAATAGTGACCACCCTCAAATACTACCTATACCAGTTAACGGACAAGACGAAAGATTTATAAACCTAAATAACCAAATAAGGGAAGAAATATTTACAGCTCACGGAATTACTAGTCCTCAGCTTTTTGGAATTAAAGATAATGCTGGACTAGGTAACAACGCTGACGAGATAGTAGTAGCTAGTCAATTATACCAAAATCTACAAATAGACCCAGAGCAAAAAGTGTTTAACGAATTAATAAATTCAATACTTAACTTTAACGGTATTAGTGGGCATCCGGTAAGACTACAGAAAATAGAGCCAGTACAAAGATACTTTAGTGAGACAGCTGTCTTAGGGGCTATGACTCAGGACGAACTTAGAGAAAAAATAGGATTATCACAAAGCGAAATAGAGACTAATAAAGTAGCTGAAGCTATTGGAATATTAAGTCCTTTAGTAGCTACTAAGGTGCTAGATAATATGTCTATAGAAGAGATAAGACAATTAATAGGTCTTAAAGGTAGTGTAACTAAAACAACTGAAAGCCTAAAAAAAGAATTTGAAGACGTACAAGACGAAATACTTTTTAGTCAATTAGATAACACTGGTATAGAAATAGACCAACTAGAAACTATTGAAACTTTTATAAAGCCTATTACTAATATAGAAGAGGCTAAGAAGTTTGAAAGTGAATTACTAAAAGATTTTAAATTTGAGATTAATAGAGTATTAACTGGAGCAGAAAAAAGTATATTAGATTTACTTATAGACAATCCAGATTTACCTATTACGGAAATAGCTGAGGCTTTAAGCATACCACAGTCAGAGGTTAATGATCTAATAGCTGAATTACAAAACGCTGGAGCTTTAGATAATGAATTTAAACCTACTGAAGACGCTAAGCAAAGTATACAAAAACCTGAAGATGAGACCTTTGTAGTTTATAAATATATAGAAAGACCAGACGCTCCTCCTTTAAAAACTCAGAGTAGACCTTTTTGTATTAGAATGATGGCACTATCTAGAACTAAAAGATATACACTACAGCAATTAAGTTTACTTACTAATGACTTAGGACAGTCTGGGATTGATATATTTACTAAAAGAGGCGGCTGGTATAACAACCCTAGAACAGGACAGACTACTCCTTTTTGTAGACATATTTGGGAAATGCAAATAGTAAGATTAAAAAAATGAAACTAAGCAGCTACCAAATATTAAAGAGAAAAAAGCTAAACGCTGAGAATGAATTAGAGTATTTGAAAGAGGACTTAGAGGCTATTGTTTTACAGCCTTATAGTAGTAGAGCTAAAAATGTAAGACACGAAATAAAATTAAAATACGATATATAATGGCAGTTTTATTCATATCCGAGCAGTACGTTAAGAACACTACATTAATAGACGAAAATGTAGATATGAGGTTAATCCTACCTAGTATTAAAGACTGCCAGGAGCTAAGGATTCACCCTATTTTAGGAACTCCTTTATATAAAGATTTAAAGGCTAAGATAACCACTTCTTTAAATAGTGATGAGACTAACTTACTAGATAATTATATAGCTCCTACTATGGCTCAATGGGTGATGTATGAGTGTAGTACTTCTATGTTATTTAAGTATAGAAATAAATCTGTAGCAACTAAGAACAGTGATAATAGTAACCCTATAGACTACCAGGATTTACAGTTTTTAAGGGACGAGTGGAAAAACAAAGCAGAGGAGAGAGAAGCTAGATTAATTAACTTCTTATGTGAAAATGATAATTTATTCCCTAAGTATAAAGAACACTCTGACGATTTAAACCCTAGAAAGACAGCTTTCCAGACTAGTTTTTATTTAGGTGGTGGGAATAGTACTTATTGCTGGAGAGACGAATATAGAAATAGTCAAAAATGATATTAACCTATAATCAAATATTAAAAGAGTTTAAGACGTTTGCTACTAATCATAAGCAAATACAAAATTTCGGTAATGGTGATTTGTGGGAAATAGTAGAACATAACCAACTAACAGACTTTAACTATCCACTATTTTGGGTAGCTGATCAGCCGGCAACTTTAGGGGATGGTGTTTTCACTTGGAATTTTAACGTAATGGCTATGGACTTAGTTAATAAAGATGAGTCTAACGAGAATGAAGTTAAGTCAGATATGTGCCAGGTCTTACTAGATACTGTAGCTTATTTTGAACATAAGACAGACGTAGTAGGAACTCCAGCTATTAACAAAGTAGATTGGTTAAAAGTTAACTTAGTTAGGTCTGGAACTTTGACTAGTTTTACAGAAAGATTTGAAGATGAGCTAACGGGCTGGGGAATGAATATAGGATTTAAAATTCCTTTTAATTATGATAATTGTAATTTACCAATAACTTAAATTATGCCGATATTATATAATAAAGATAAAAAAAATGGATTGTTTTACATACCCTCTGGGGGTTTAGGTCCTAGTGTTAGTGCTGCTTTTAGTTATGATAAAAGTAGTTATAATCAAAGTGAATCTGACCCTACTCCGACTATTACAGGAACTGCTGGAGGTTCTTTTAATGCTACAGCTGGATTAGTATTTGTAGACACTGGTACGCACAATAGTTCAACTGGTCAAATCGATTTAAGCGCATCTACTATTGATAATCATAGTATAACTTACACTGTGGACGGTGTTCAAAGTGGGGTTACTATTGGGGTAACGGCAGCTCCATTTTCAAATGTATATAGCTTTGAATTTGATGGTGTTGATGAAACATTTTCAACAGGTTTAAGTTTGGCATATACAGCTGTTCCAAATGTAACTTTAAGTTGTTGGGTAAAGGTCAATTATACAGGGGTTGGTGCACACACAAGTTCTTATCCTGTTGGTATTAATAGTAGTCATCCAAATGGTTCGCCAATTAGACTTCATTATAATGGTTCTACTTCTTTAATTTTAATACAAGGACAAGGAGGAAATACTTTTGGCACTACTAATTTAAATGATGGGAACTGGCATCACATTTTACAAACTATTCAATATGATACTGGTGGAACTATTTTTAATGTTTATATAGATAGTGTAAAAGAAATTACAGATAAATTATTATATGCACATATACCATTGACTGGTGATTTTGTAATAGCAGGAATAACAACAAGCACAAAATATTTTAAAGGCAACATTGATGAGGTTTCAGTTTTTAATTCTGTATTATCTCAAACAGATATTAATACGATTTACGGAAGTGGCACACCTTCCAACATATCTTCATTGAATCCTTTGGCCTGGTATAGAATGGGAGAAGAAGCAACATTTAACAGTGGAACAGGAATCTGGACACTTACCGACCAGGGCAGTGGAGGTAACGATGCAACTAGTAATAATATGGAAGAAGCTGACAGGAAAACAGACACACCGTAAATAATAAAAAATGGAAAATAACAGAACATACACAATTTTAAATATTTCAGATTTAGCAAAAGTTGATTTTTCACAAGTTGGTGAAACAAGCGCAAATACTGTAAGAAAGTCAATTGATGAAACTCAATTTGCAATCAAATACAATACAACACCAACATTTATAAGTGATAAAGCTGTAACACCAATTGATGTTTTAAATTATAGTGAAGTTTTAGCTTTAATGGCAACAGATGCCTGGTCAACTAATGAAGAATGAGATTAATTAAAATTAAAAAAAAGAGAAAAGGAAGACATAGTAAAAATATGTCTAAAAATAAAAATAGTAAGAACTACAAAAAACCCTATGTTAAACAGGGACGCTAAAATATTATATAAAATGGAGGATCACAGTCTACTAATGGCCATAACTGCTCTAGTAGGGGGCTTAGGTTTAAAACAAGTTTGGGATATTATCAAAAAGAAAATGGATATTAATGCCAATAAAGAAGCTAGGACAGACGGTTTTCAAATTCAAGTAATAGAACAACTGAAAGAAAAGATAGGAGACTTAGAGAAAAAAATTGACTCATTAATAACAGAAAACACTCACCTAAGAGAGAAGCTAGCTAGAATGGAAGAGAGGCTACTTATTAACGCAAAAAAAAAAGTCAATCGGAGAAATAATGCAACTAAGTAAAAATCTATATTTATCTGAGGTAACTAAGTCTAGAACTGCTAAAAGACTAGGTATAAGCAACGAACCAACAAAAGAACATTTAGTAAATCTACAAATACTAGCCGAAAAGATATTTCAACCTATTAGAGACTATTACGGGTGTCCTATTTATATTAGTAGCGGTTATCGTAGTGAGGCTCTAAATAAGGCTATAGGTGGGAGTAAATCATCTCAGCACTGTAAAGGTCAGGCTATTGACATAGATAGAGACGCTTATAGCTTACCTAGTAACGCTGAAATTTTCGAGTATATTAAAAACAATTTAGAGTTTGACCAATTGATATGGGAGTTTGGTAGTAATACAAACCCAGACTGGGTTCACGTTAGCTATAACACAAACGGCTCACAAAGAAAACAAATTTTAGTAGCTTATAAAGATTCTAATAATAGAACTAAGTACAAATCTTATGAGTAATAAAAAGAAATTTAAAGATACTTTAATAGGTAAATTCTTAAAAAACAAAGCTCCCAACATACTAGATATAGTAGGAGACGTATTACCAAACAAAGGAGCTTTAGGAATAGTTAAGAACCTCATCGATAAAGATGATACTATAGACGCTGAGACTAAAAAAGAATTACATAACCAACTTATAGAAGCCTATAAGACTGAGGTAGCAGACAGAGACTCTGCTAGAAAAAGGGAGGTAGAAATATCTAAGGTTAAAAAGTTTGATTTAATGTTTACTTTAACTGGTCTAGTAGGACTAGGTACTTTTGTTTTTTTAGTATATACTATAGTCTACGTTAATATCCCAGAGAACAACGAAAAAACATTTTACACTTTAATAGGTTTATGTGAAGGAATTGTCCTTAGTATTTTTGGATTTTATTTTGGAAGTTCATTAAGAAAAAATTAACTATATTTAGCTTTCTTTAAAAAGTGGATAAAAATAAACATCATAGTAAACGCTATACAGAGTCTAACGCTAAGAATCCACGCTATAGATTAAAACCAGACGAAGCCGAAATAATAAACCAATACAGACGAGCTAAGTATGAATGTGAGAAAGAGGGATTAGACCCTACTACTTTACATAGTGGCTGGATTAAGAACAAAACTGCTAGTCTTTATTTTAAACAACCTAAGCCAGCTGAAATAGATTTTAAGAAACTTAGTAAGGAACTATTAAACGACTTAAAAGAATACAGTCCTAAATACCCTAAAATACATAGGATAAAATACAAAGATAGTCACTTACTATTTATGTGTCCGTCCGATTTACATATAGGGAAGCTCTGTAAGTCTTTTGCTAGTGGGGAAGAGTATAATAACCAAATAGCAGTTACTAGAGCCTTAGAGGGTGTTAGGGGCTGCTTAAATAAAGCACAAGGGTTTAACGTAGATAAGACTATTTTATTGTTATCTGGTGACTTATTGCACGTCGATAATTTTGACAATACTACTAAGAGAGGTACTAAACAAAATGAGGTAGATGGATTATTAAGTGACCATTTCCAAATAGCTAAAAGATTAATGGTGTCTATTATAGAGATGCTACTAGAAGTTAGTACTGTCCACGTTATGTTTACTCCAGGAAACCACGATAACACTATCGGCTGGCTAGTAGCTGAGATATTAGCAGTATGGTTTAGACACAATAAAGATGTGACTTTTGATGTTAGTCTACAAATGAGAAAGTATTATAAGTATAAAACTAATCTTATTAGTAGCTGTCATAGTCATAAGATAAAAGCAGATACTTTACCTTTAATAGTAGCAGACGAGTGTAAATTTTGGAGTGAAACTAAATATAGATATATGTTTACTCAGCATATACATCACAAAGTTAGTAAACAATTCCCAGGTCTTTGGGTAGAGTCTCTTATGTCACCTACTGAAGCTGACATATATCACCATACCTCTGGTTATCAAAGCTCTAATAACAAAGCTATAGAAGCCTTTTTGTTTAGTGAGTTCGGACAAGTCGCTAGACTTACTCATCTATTTTAAATATAATTATATTTTTTTTTAGTCTTTTTGTTATTTGTATTGTATTTATATATATATTTACAAACATAAACATTTAAAACAAATACAATGTCAAAGACAATAAACTATACAACTAGAACTTTTTACGTACCAGCTGAGAGGATTGACACTCTACTAGAGTTCCAGGAAAAATGCAGAGCTAACGGTCACAAATCTTATAGCTCAGTAATGTTAAAATTAATGGAGGATTACAATAAAAATAATTAAGTATGGAGTCTAATATATATTATAACTCCCATAATGATTATTTAGAATATTGGGAACGTCACGAAAGACATAACTTTCTAAGCCAAAGATTACTTAATATTATTATACAGGCTAACTGGAATAAAAGAGTAATATGTAGATTTTATCTGACTAGTAATGACGTAGAAATTCACCAAAATAGGTTTGGTAGATATATAGCAATAGTAGAGACTATAGCTAAAGAAATGAAACAACTAAACATTAATTACAACGAAAAAAGAATAATTAAGATAATTAATATACTAACTAAAATACAACAATATGACAACTAATAAACTAAAGACTGTAGACATAAAGGGTAAATCTTATGTAACGGTAAACGAAAGAATTAAATACTTTAGAGAAAAATTTACTGGGTATTGCTTAACCTCAGAAATAACACATATTAACGACAATGGAGTTATAATACGCTCTACTATAATCAATGACAAAGGAGTAGAGGTAGCTAGTGGGTACGCTCACGAAAAACAAAATTCTAGTTTTATTAATAAGACTTCATTTATAGAAAACTGCGAGACTAGTAGCTGGGGTCGATGCTTAGCTAATTTCGGAATAGGAGTAGATAGTAACGTAGCTAGTGCTGATGAGGTCGCTAACGCAATTAAAAACCAATAATATGACAATATTTGATCACATAGAAAATATAAAAAACCAGTGCGAAATGATTTTAGAAGAATTAGAAAAGGAAAAGTCTGCTTATGACTATTGGGTAGAAGACACTAAGTCAGAGCAAAACGAATTCATAGAGGACTTATATAATAAGATTGACTCTGAGAAATTATACAACAAAATAAACAAAAAAGACAATGAAACAATTTAAAATAAGATGTTCTGCTATTGGTCAGATTATGACTAACCCTAGAACAAAGAAAGAGTACTTATCTAAGACTACTGCTAGCTATTGCGAGGAGTGGCTTAAAGAACAAATCTACGGACGTAAAAAAGAATTCACTAGTAAATACACTGACAAAGGTAATATAGTAGAGCAAAGCAGTTTAGACTTTGTAGCTAGTGAGTTAGGTTATGGTAGTTTAGCTAAGAATGAAGAGTCTTATGAAGATGACTTTTTGACTGGTACTCCAGACGCAATACTAGAAGATCATATCATAGACGTTAAAAATAGCTGGGACTGTTTTACATTTCCTTTATTTTTTAACAACATTCCTAACAAAGCATATTACTGGCAAGCTCAAGGCTACTTAGCTTTAACTGGACTAGATTACTATAAGTTAATCTATACGCTTATGGACACCCCAGACGAGCTAATTAAAAAAGAGTATTTCAATAGTAATTTAGACTATGATACATTTGCTAAACAGTATAAGTATTCTAGTATTGATTCTAAGTATAGGATTAAAGTATTTGAAATAGATAGAAACGAAGAGGACATAGACCAGATTTACACTAGAGTAGTAGAGTGTAGAGAGTATATTAACAACTTAAACCAATAAACAATGAGTATATATAACCAAATTTTTGACACCTATAGAATAGAACAAAAAAAAATAAAAGACGCTGTAGAACTATTAGAAAAAAATAGCTATATAGTAATGACTAAGGAAGATTATTCTAAACTAAACAACAAATAAAATGAAAAATACAACAATAGACAACGAACTAAAACGAGGAGTTTTTAAGCCTTATTATTTGATTAGTGATTTAAAACCAGCTAAAGTAAATAGAGACTTATACAGCAAACACGCTGAGAACTTTAAAAATAAATTAAAACAAAATGACTGGTTAAGTCCAGTAATAATTTCCAACAAAGGAGATGTAATAGAAGGACACCATAGAATTGAATCCGCTAAGTTACTAGGACAGTCAACAGTACCAGCTTATATAGTCAGCTGGGTTAATACTAGCGTAGAAAAAGACCACTTAAATTGTATTATAAGTCTTAATAATGGAAATAAAGCCTGGTCAACTTTAGATTATTTAAAAGCGTTTGCTAGAGAAAATAATGACTATAAAATAGTATATGATTCTTACAAAGCTAATTCTAATAATATATCTGTAGGTAATATAGTAAATAGTTATTTTGGGTGTGCTAATAAAATATTTAAAAAAGGTAAATCTAAAATATTAAATAAATCATTTGCAGATTATTTAGTAAATAAGTTTTCTTATTTAAATAAAGAATATGGTAAAAATATAATAGCTGCCTATTGTGTTAGGGAATTAATAAAAGTAGCATATACTAAAGCTAAGCAAGATAAAAAAACAGTTAATTTTTTATTTAGAAAATATGAAGAGATGGCTAAAAGTAATCATCCCTCTATAACTTCTATAACTAAATTTAAACCTATTATGGAATTATATTTAAATGAGTATAATATGATAATCACAAATAAATAAATAAAAATGGAAAAACAAAAAACAGTTTACTGCGGTGGCGGTAATAAAAGAAACGACAATTGGTTAACAGTCACAGTACATATAGACAAAGCAAAAGAACATATTTTTGACTATAAAGGAAATAAGTATCTAAAGTTAAATATAAATGTTAAAGACCAGGCAGACCAATTTGGAAAAGATGTAAGTCTAAGCGTTAATACTTACCAGCCAGAAAAGGAACAAACACAACAGAAAGCAGCTGCTCCAGTAGAGGAGTCTGACGATTTACCCTTTTAGAGTTAATTATATAATTAATGAATTTAAAAAAAACGGTATAATTTTTAATAAATGAAAGCGCAATATAGATACGATCATATGTTAGGAGATAAGGAAAAAAACCTTATCTCCATTTTATTAGCTAAAGGAAAAAACCTAGACTATATCTCAAATCGTTTTGGATTATCTAAAACTTTTATAAAAAATAATCTATGTCATAAGACTAGAATTTACTCTATTTGTCTAGGTAGTAAAAAAACTGCTTACTACGATAATGAGATGTTATACGGAGCTTTAGAAATAAGCTATAATTTTGAAGATTTAAACGCTAAAGAAATAGAGGCTTATAATAATTACAAAGAAAAAAACGTAGCTTATTATGACATCTAATCTGTCTGAAGAACAAAAAGTATTATTATCAATTAACTATTTTAATAATAAATATAATCTGAATTTAGTTAAGACTGCTAATGACTTTAGTATGTGGGACTGTCAAAGTGATAAATTAATTATTGAATTTAAATTTAGGAATAAATTTTATGAAGATAAATACATACAAATAGATAAATTTTTATCCTTAATTATGGCAGCCGAGTACTATTCTAAAACACCTTACTATTGTGTTAAAGACGAGAAAGGCTATTTTTTTTATAACTTAGAAGAGCAAAGAACAAACCTTTTAGAGTCTAAGATCATAACTCAAAGAGTAAGTTATCAAACTGACTTTAGTAAAAACAACAAAATAAATAAATATTTTTATCAATTAAAACCAACACAACAAACACAATTAAATGAGCGAAGAACTACCTTACTTTAAATTTTTTCCTAGTCAGTGGATAGGGGGAGAGATAAATTACCTATCTAAAGAAGACAAAGGAGCTTTCATAGATGCTGTATGCCACTACTGGAATAAAGATTGTAAATTGACTTACACTAAATTAGCTAGACGAATAGGTCAAAAGTCACTAGACACCCTACTAGAAGAGGAGCTAATACAAAAAAAGGGTAACCAAATTAAAATAAAATTTTTAGATAAACAATATAATGAGAGAAAAGAACAATATGTTAAGAGAGTCGAAGCTGCTAAGAAGTCTAAAAAGACTAAAGTAAAAACTAACGACCCTTATTTATCTACTAGTAGTATCAATAACTTTATAAAAGCAAAAAGCAATGATACTTGAAAAGGAGGAGCAGCTTAAATACTTATACGCTTTTAAAGAGGGTAAAATAAAAAGAGGACTAGGTATAGGTAACGAATTAGATAACTGGGTGTTATATAAAAGAGGTAGCTTTTCGATTATAGTAGGCTTAGATAATGTAGGTAAAACTAATTTTTGTTTATGGTATTTTTTAGCTTTGAGCGTTAAGCATAATATTAAGTGGTGCATTTGGTCCGGTGAAAACTCAGCTGGTCAATTGACTAGGGACTTAATACAAATGTACTCACAAAGCAAACTAAACGAACTAACAAAAGCAGAAATAGAGAAATATAATAACAAAATAGATGGCTGGTTTACTTTTATATCTAATAAAAAAATGTATAATCATAAGGAACTATTAAAGATATTTAAGGAGTCTAAGTGTGACGCTGGGGTTATTGACCCTTTTACTGGATTAAATCACGACAGACGAGTTAATCAATACGAGCGTAATTATTTAATCTGTAATGACATAAGAGAGTTTTGTAATACTACGGGAAAAGCTATATATTTAATGACCCACCCTATGACAGAGTCAGCTAGGAGAGTATATCCTCCTGGTCACGAATTCGCGTCTTATATACAACCTCCTAGAAAATCAGACGTAGAGGGAGGGCAAGTCTTTGCGAATAGATGCGACCAGTTTTTATCTATTCATAGATTTATTAATAGTCCTCAATTATGGATGATGACCCAGCTTAGAGTAGAAAAAATTAAAGACAAAGAAACTGGAGGCACGCCGACTTTAACTGAGCCGCTTTGTTTTGATTATAATAGTGGTCTAGGATTTACTATTGGAGGACACAACATTTTAAAAAACACAACAAAATAACATACAACTATGGACGAATTAGACGTATTACTAAGAAAAAACAAACTAGATATATTAATTATTAAAGCCAGTCATCAACTAGAAAAGAAAAAAGACAAAGCTAAACGGGATGGCTTAGAGACTTTAGTAGACATACTAGAACTAATACACGAACTTCAAGACGAAATTAGAAAGCAAAGAAAACAAATAGCTAAATTAAAATATGAGAACGCTGTATCTTATAAAGAAAATGCTATATTAAAAACTAGCTTTGATAAATATAAACACGACCTAAAGAAAGCCGAATTAGAGTCACCAAACTTAAAAGACAATGAATAAAATATTTACACTTATGTTACTTAGTCATATACTTTGTTTTATAGCTGGATGCTGTTTTGTATTGCTATTTCAACAAATATTTGAAGACAGAAAACTACGAAAAAAATTATGAAAAAAAGGAGCTTAAACGAACTTAGACAGACTAAAGACTCTGTATATAAAAATCCAGACAGTCCTATAGAAAACAGTATTAACTACTTATGTACTATATACCCTAACGACACTGACTTAGGAAAGGTAATAAGAAAACACTTTGAAAAATGAA